AAAGGAGATCGCAGCTGGATAACTGGGGTCTATTCATGCGCAGATTCTAACCCGCCCCCCGTATGTTTAGTTTTTCTGCCGTGGCAGGGGCGACATAATACTGCAAGCAAATGTTTTGGAACTACGGGCGACTGCCCCGGCTGCAGCGGCGTAATGTGGTCAACGGTCAGGTCAGTCGTCGCTCGACATGCGAAGCACCACGGGAACTCTTCGCGCATCTCACGGCTCAGCTTTCGCCAAGCAGGGTCAGCGTAGGGGCTGCGCCCGACTGGCCCGTATCGCTCACGCTCGCGCTTGGTGACGATCTTGTTGGCGCAGGGCTGGCAACGGTTGCCGACGCGCTGCAAGATGCCGCAGGTCAGGCATGCACGGGCGAAGCGTAGGGGGCTCACGCCTTGAAGTTGGGCAGCGGCAAGACGCCAGCCACGATGAAGCTCAGGGCTTCGGCGACTCTCTCGCCTTCCGTGTCCCAGAGTTTCTCAAGCACCTCATACGCTTGCGAGCCAAGCACGCCTTCGAGTGAGCCCATCAGCCGCTCCATGGCGGCAAGGTGGACGTGCATCAGTTCGTGGGCAAGGATGCGGCGCTGGCTCTCGGGAGTCTCCTTGAAGAAGTCCCCAGAGATGCGCACCGTCGCCTCCCAGAGATTGTCACTCACCTCAACGTCAGCCCATGAGTCGTCGGCTGGGATGTCGTTGCTCACCTTCAGCGTCCACTGCTTCAGGTGCATGACGTCACGGTTGGCGTTCAGGTATGCAGCGACCTGCTCACGCAGTGGGGGAATCGCTCCCCGACGCTGGGAGGATGCAGCGCCGGGGAGGGGGCCAGCCACAAGGGCTGGCGTGCGGCGATTGTATGGCATCAGTCCCACCTGTCAGGTGACGCCACACGCTTCGTGGATGCATTGCTTGCCAGTGGTAGCGGTGAGGCTGGACGTAGCACGCAGGTTGCATCAGGGCAGCGGAGTGTCTCGGCGCTTCCCATGTCACCACCCACGCACCAGTTGCAGAATCGTGCCACGAGCATCTGCAAGCGGCGTGACTCTTTCTCAGCTGCAGTCATCTCTGGACGCTTGCGGCTCATGTAGGGCTTGGGCAACTCCTCCCGCTCGATCCAGTCATCCTGCTCGAAGGGCCCGTATGCCTGCGCGAAGATGGCGCAAAACTTCTCCGACGGTCGGCGCTCCGCCTTGGCGTAGGAGCGGATGGTGCGCCCAGTAATCTTGACGCCGCAGTCTCGCATGTGGGCGGCAACCTTCTCGCTGGCGACGACGGACGTGCTCCCGGGGTAAGACTCCAGCACGCGCTTGTTGATGACGTCAGGGCGCAGGCTCTTGCTCATGGCAGCACCTCCAAGGTGATCGGCATCACGCCAAGTGATAGCGGCACGCCAAGGGCTGCCCATGTCTGCGGCGATAGGTCGATCAGTCGCTGATCGTGTGGGTCACTGCGGATGCCGTAGCAGGTGCAGATGTCAACGACCTGCACGATGACGCTCTTGCCAGTGCGCAGGCTGGTGATCCTGACGTCCCAACTCGTGCGCCAGCGGTGCTGCTTGTAGGCTCGGACGTCAGCGCCGATCGCGCCGTATAGGGTGATCCCTGCTCTGGTGTACCAGCTCGAGTGACTCCCACGCGCGGCGTCATACCACGTCGCAGTGCCGACGAAGTACCCCGCAGGCACGGCAGGCTGATCAGCCAGCACGCCCATGGCGTAGTTGATCGGCGGCTCGCCAAGTGGTTGCGGATTCGTGAGCGGCGCGAATACCAGCGCCAGTGCAAGTGCGACCTTCATGCTTTCTCCTCCCGCTGCTGTAGCAGCTGCACCAGTGTCTCCCAGTGGATGACGACCATGCGACGGGCCTTGATGCCTGAGCCGGGGGCGTCTTCTACCACCAGCGCGGCGACTTCGTCAGCCTTCGGCGTGAGTTCGTTCAGCCACTTATCGAATCGCTCACTAAACGCTCCGCCCTTCTTGGCGCTGATAACAAGCCCCAGTGCACGCACGTCAGTCTTCCCGCCGTACTGCCCCACCCGCTCACCAGCCAGCCCTGCTTCAGTCAACTCAGCAGCCAGCCGACGCTCCAGACTGTTGCCACGCTGGCGGTTGTTTTTCCCCATGCGGCTGCGTCCTGCGTTCTTCAAGTCGATGTCTAGGTCACTCATGCGGCTCATCGTAGCGCCTGCCCCAACCCGACGATCGTCAGCAGGCTGATCGTGAACCATGCGATGACGATGCCTGAGCTGGCGCGGTGATTTGTGACGCCAATCCAACCCATGGCGAGAGCAATGAGTGTGTGCACCACCATCAGGCAGACGATCAGTGAGTCGATCACTTGACGCAGCCTTTGTGACGCCAGTGCAGGCGCACGTTGCCCTTGGCGCCGTTGAAGGTGATGACCTTCACCCGGCTCGCTGGGAAGACTGGCTTCTTCGGATCAGCCACGGCGATGACCTTGCCGCACTCAGTGCAGTCAGTGTCCGTCCAGCGTGGGGGCAACGATGGCCCGCCGCGCTTCGCCTTTACTCCTGCCATGTCTGCCCATCCCGCTGGAGCATCGCGCCCAGCTTGACCATCATGGCGCTCATTGCGTTGCTGAGGGTGTCGGCTTCAACGGTCAACGTCTGACCGTCATGGTCTTCGCACTGCAGGGTGACCTTGCGGGTCTCCGTGTCGATGCTGCAGTTGGCGTAGCGGAAGCCAACCATCTCCGCCATGGTTTCAAGTTCGCTCAGTTCGCTCATGCCTGCACCTCCATGTGTGCCGCCTCAAGAACGGCTGCGATGCACTCTGACGGACTGAGGGCTTCCGTGTCAAGAACTAACTCAGCCTCCATGTCGCCAGCCTGTCGCTCCGTCACGTCATGCTGCCAAGGCTGCAGGTCGCCCACCGGGGGACGCACCAGCCGCACGAAGAGCGTGTCGGGGTACCACGCGCGGATGAAGGCCCGCTCAGCGTCTAGCCTGACGTCGTCCACCACGAACGTGATCGGGTCAAGGGTGCCGTCATCAGCGCCACGCTTCGTCCGAAGAAGCCACACGCGCATCCAGAAGAGCGAGTCCATCTCACGGAGAGCAGCCCCGATCTCCTGCATCAGCTCACGCCCAGTCAGAAGCCGAGAGAGTCCCAGCGTCTGCTGGGGGTATCGCATGCTCTTATCGAACTTGCCATACGCCATGACGGCGATCTCACGAATCGGCGCTGCGATGCTGGTGACCTCAAAGCCGTGATGCTCTGAGAGCATCTGGCTCAAGGTCGTCTTGCCAGTGCCTGCCTTGCCAATGAACGCCACGCTCCTCATCCGACAATCCTCCTCAAGATTTCTCCCGCCTGTAAGGGGGTAGGGGGTTTCTCTCTCTCTCTCTTCTCATGCTCTTCTCTAGCGTGTCTCGTTTCCGTTATCCCCCCCGATTCTGAGCGTGCGCGCTCTCTCCAGTTTTTTTGGCGCACGGTCGACGTGCCGTCCACCTGATAGCGAGAGTAGTTCGAGACGTGCATGGCACCGTCTCCATCTAGCATCAGCAGCCCACTTTTCAACAATGCTGGGATGGCTCGCCCGAGCCGGGGCCCGATGCATTGGCGCAGGTGCTTCTCACTCTTGAACCGTCCACCGTTGCGCAGCTGCTTGGCTTCGCCGATGGTGTTGATGAACGCCCTGAAGGCGGTGTCGCTGAGTTCAGCGATCACGTCATCCTTCTCGCTCAATACGTCCCACTTGATCCAAAGTCCCATGACGTCCTCCAGTGCTGGCGGGGGCGAGCCGTCCAGAGCCCGCCCCCATGTGATGACCTAGAAGGGCAAGTCGCTGAGGTCTTCTTCAGCGCGCACTGGCTCGCCGATTGGCGCAGCCTGCGAGTTGATGAAGTCGATGCTCGGCTTCTTCTTGCAGAAGGCCCCGTCAGTGCGCCCAGAGCACGCCCAGAAGGGCGCGTAGGGCTTGCCGCTCGCCTTGGATACGCCGCCGGGCTTCTTCGTCCACGGCTGCCCATGGTCGGGGCAGTTGTCAGCGCCGAACATTGCCATGGCTGCCTTCAGCACCACTGTGTCATGCCCCTGCTGGGCTGGCGCGGGAGTCTGAGGCAGGCTCACGGGCTTCAACGCAGGCATGGCAACGCGCCCCGCTGCGGGCTTCTCGCCGCCGTAAAGGTACCTAGCCACCCCGAAGAGTGACGCGCAGCGCCTGAGAGCGTCTGACGCGGCTTCTTTCAGCGACTCGCCCGAGCCGCCAGTCTCATAGCCAAAGTCTTGGCGACGGGCAACCGTGCCGTCAGGGAAGCGGCAGGTCAGGATTCCGACGACCGTGTTCGTGTCGCCGACTGGCTCAACGGCGAAGTCCCAGCCGTTGACGCCGAGCACCTCATCCAGTCGAGCTGCGACGGTGCGGGCATCCACCCATGTCAAGTCCTTGCCCCCGGCACCTACGCGGTGACGGATGACCTCAGGCGGGAAGGGTGCCGATAGCGCGGCGAGAATCTCCGAGTGCTTGTTCATGCTGCCTCCTTCTTGGGGAAGAGTCCCCAGTCGTTCAACTCTTCAATCGGCTTGAGCCACTGCGGCGCCCGACCGTTGCCGAAGTCAGTCTTCGGACTTGCCTTGAGTGCTTCCAACCCTGCGACGTCAAGCCAACCCACGATGCGCTTGACTGGCCCGTTGCCAGTCACCAGCACGTGCGTCTCGTGACGCCCTTCGTTTCGGACGATGAGCCCAATGCCCGACGTCCACTTCACCTCAACTCCGCCGAGCCATGGCACCTCCACGTCGGGCTCGTTCAGATAGGTGTCGATGTTTGCCGACCACGGCAGCCCGAGAGCGATGCATACTGCCAGTTCAGCAGCTGCGCCGTCAATGTGATTCTGCAAGCTGCGGTCAGGTGACTGACCTGCTCGCCCCTGCTGCCCCTTCGCCTTGCTGGATTCGTCACGCGCCGTGCCGACCTGCTTAGCGTGCGCCCACTCATACGGGTCAAGGATGATCGTCTGCTCAGTCATGGAGCCCTCCGTCGTTGATGATGAAGCGGCGCGAGCCGGGCTTCACGTCCGTGTAGGTGGTGATGACGGACTGCAGGGCACCTGATGCCTGCGCCACCATCTTCCAGTCCGTGACTTCGGACGGGCGTGCCTGCTTCCAGTACACCGTCCAGCCGTTGCCAGCCAGCCCCGCCTTCTCGCCGATCGCCTCCTTGATGATGATCTCGAGCGAGCCCTTCTTCTGCTCCAAGAAGTGGAGCTCAGTGTTCACCTCACGGAGTTGGGCGTAGACGCGCTCCAAGTCAGGCGTCGCTTCCACGAACTCCTGCGAGCCCTGCGGCGTGGCGATGGCGAAGGCTTGAGCGTCTAGTGCTTCCAACTGCGGCGGCGTCTTAGAGTCCACGGCATCCAAGAAGAGCAGCGCCGCGCGCTGAATCTCAGCCCAGAGCACGGGGTCAAAGTGCACCCGCTCAATCTTGAACACCAGCCCGCCAAGCAGGGCGACGACGTCGCACCACTCGCTGCCCGTAATTCCGAGCTGGGTCTGTACCTGCACCTGGACTTCAGGCGGCACGGGCCACATGCTCCAGCGTGGGCTTGCCGATGTCTTAATCTCCACGATGCCCTTCGGCTCGCCGACAATCGTGCGATCAAGGCTTGCCATGATTCTCGGATGCTTACGCAGCCGC